CTATTGCCGTGATCAATAATAATATCTCCCTTACTACAAAACTGTAATAGCTCATTGAGTGTATCCTCTACTGATTCTGCTGGCACGACCATCATGAACACACCAGGTTGTTCTGACATTACGGTCTCGCCAGACTTGATTCCGTAAATCGGTTTTGCTTTGACTTCTTTTACCAGTAGTTCGATACTCGTAGTACATCCATTGATGTACCCTGCTTCATACTGTGCTTCTGCTTTTTTATAGTTGTTCCTATAACCAAGCACATTGATTCCTGCTTTGATCATACGGCGGGACATACCCTCTCCCATACGACCAAGACCGATGATTCCAACTTTCATTTAATAAGCTCCATTGCATTATGTAGTTCACGAGAATGATTCAGTTCATCGTTCATGATTTCTAAAATCTTCTCGTCAGGTCCGTTGACTTCCAAATATTTGGAATATGTTTCTGCTGCGTGAATCTCTACCTCGTAGGACAGATGGTAAGCAGTCCTAGGAGCCACCCAATAATAAACCACGTTGACCCAATAGTAGATAAGTACGAGGTGTTTGGCAACAAAGCGATCGATAAAATAAGCATTACCGCCCCTAGATTCCATGTACTCCAGATGTTCTGTTTCATTGATGGATTGTGCAAAGTGTTCTTTCATCAAATAGATGTGTTCGGGACCCCGTAGTCCCATCGATTCTCTAAAATGTAACACGCTCAAAAAAGCAAAATAGGGTGCCCGAGCAATCTCCTCAAGCACCCAAAAACGTTGGTAGTCTCGACCTCTGTAAAGATAGTCGAGTATTGACACTGTTACATTTAGAACGACAGTGTTGAAACGTTTCATCAGTAAAGGTGTTCCTCCGCTTCTGGTTCTATTGTACAGTCTGACTCAGGATATGTTACACACAATAGTGCAAATCCTTGTGCCATTTGGTCGTCGTCTAAAAACATTTGGTCTTCTTGATTCACTGTGCCTTCCAATACTTTGCCAGCACAGGAAGAACATGCTCCAGCACGGCAGGAATATGGCAATGCCATTCCCGCCTCTTCTGCAGCGTCAAGAATATACGTGTCGTCTGCACAGGGAAATGTGGTGTCCCCGATGGTAATATTATAGGTCATTATCTCTACTTAACGTGGATGGTACCGATCATGCCTGCCCCTTGATGAGGACCACAGAAGAAATCATAGTCACCTGCGTCAGCAAATGTGATGTCTTGTGATTCACCAGGAGAGAACATTAGTGATTCTCTTGATAGGTCTGCACGACCTTCGACAATAATGTTGTGTGGAGGTAACATGCCATTCACAAAGTGAATAGTCTCACCTGCATCGATAGTAATATCATTAGGTTCAAAGACTAGATTGCCATTAGAACCCATGGTTACATCCACTGCCCATGCGGGCATAGCAAAAAATAGTGCAGCGAACAAAGAAAGGAAAAACTTCATGTGTCTTTGTTAGAACTACACTATGTAGGATGTTACTTTGGAATGTAACGTAAGTTTTGTTAGGATCCCATCATATCGTTGAGGTCAGTCATAGCCTTCTTTCTGCCCTCTAACATGCCGTCAATATACCCTGCTCTATACTCCCAAGTCTGTCCACCAGTCTGACCCTTCATAGGGTTTATACACTGATGATCTCCGTAATTATTACAAACTAATCCTGCTAAATCTAATTCTGATGAGTCTCCTGATGATCCCGTACCACGCCACACATGTACTCCATTAATCCAAGTGGCACCACATTTTCCGCACTCCTTTCTCTCCAACTTAAAGTCAGATAATTCCTTGTCCATAGTTAATTACCTCAACAATTCCAAGCACGTAAGGACTTATTGATACGGGAATCTGGATCGCTTGCTGTACGTTTAGATGTGAGTTTCCTCTTCATCCCTTTCATTCTCGCACAAAAGCTCTTTCTACGAGGGTTCCCAGTTTCCTTTGAAGGTCTCTTAAGATCGCTTCCTGGATTTTCTGCCTCGTAGCTCTTTCGTCCCTTTTCATTGAGTCCACCTTCACTGTTTTTTCCAGACTTCTTTGTCCATGCAGCACCCTCTGTTTGGAGATACATGTCAGTCTGCTTTGCTTTCGCAACCTTTTTCATTTGAAGTTGCAACTTCTGACGGTTAAGCATCAGTTGCCTCTTCTGTAGTTGTTTATCTCTCCTATCTTCTGCCGCTGAAGAACCAGCTGCCTCCTTCATTTCCTTATCTTGACAAGGAACCTCTAAGCACTTAGCACACTTGGTGCACCATTTTGTACCTTCGGGACAACTAACTCCTTCACCGAAGAATTGGGAGAATGATTTCATGGTTTTTTCGGGCAGTTTTCTTCGTGTTTTTCAATATAGGCACGGGGTCTCCAGTGACCTTGCGGTGCTGTGAGTCCACAGTGTGCACAATACCAAACCTGACGACCGTCTTTTGGATCAGTCTTCTGCTCAGCCATAATGATACGCTCCCTTGCTAGTTTTCTTGGGTAGTTTACCACCCCTTGCTTTAGTTCCAGATGTTTCACCGTAACCTGCGGGATGCTTACCTGGTTTTGTTTTACCAATGGAGTCAGACTTCGCCTTACTTCCCTTCTCAGTGTAGTGAAGTTTAGCAGACTTGTCTTTATCTTTAGTAATTACGGATTCTTGTCCATGCTTGCGTCCAAGACGACGCATGACTTTACCAAAACGCCGTTTAGACATCTTATCAGGTTTTGAGGTCTGATAGGAAACTTCACGACCAGTTTCGCCACTGTCATACTTGTACTCACCTACACCCTTCTTGTGTCCGATCCCATGTTTTTTGAGATCTTTCTCAAGAGTTTTACGACCCTCGCGGTTCTTCTTCTCATCAGAACCACGGTCGGCACTGATGTGACCAGTGACCTGAGTCTTAGACTTCTGCATCATGCGACCAGTACGGTTGCCTTCAGCGATGAACTCTTTGTAGGTGATGGTGCCTTCTTTCTTCAGACCGAGCTTACGCTTGATCTTAGAACCAAGACTTTCCTTCTTCTTGATGTTTGCTCCCAACTTGTTAAGTCTTTCAGTTGGAGTGCTACCACTCTTCTTGTAAGAAGACTGACGCTTGGCATAGTCCATGTAGGACTCACCCTTACGCAGTTTTTTAGGATCCTCCTTTTTAGGTGTTGAAGACCCACGGTCCTCGCGAGCACGTTGGTTGGCACCAGGACCACCCAACTTACGATCCTTCTCAGGATCGGGATGCCAATAGTCCCCACGTTCTGTAAGGTCTACGGATTCCTTCTTTATCTTAGCACGTTTTGCTGCAGCTTTGGCAAGCAATCTTTTCTTTGCTGCATCCTGCTCACCTTTAGGAACGTTAAACATGTCCCTATCAGTCTTCAATTTCTTGTCTACATCACCAGGTGCATACCCTTCAGTCTCAACGTACTGACTCTTGTCACCTTTGACTTTCTTATCGCCACGGTTCATTCTGTGGAGAGATCTCCTCAGTTTGCCGTGTGCCATTTCATTACCTTTGACACCGAACTTGCGAAGGTTTCTGTCTGCCTCTTTCTTCTCAGGAGACTTACCAGCATCAACCTTTGCTTCTAGTTGTACTTCTTCTTTCTTTGTTTTCTTAACGTCCATGATCGCACCCTTGCCATACTTGGCTTCGATTGATTTCTTTACATAATCAAGTGCGGACATGCCACTATCATTCTTTTTTCTTTGTGCCTTGGGTTGAGTCCCACCAGACCTAGGTTTGTTACTACCAGCAGATCTCCAAGTACCACGCTCTAGTTGCCTATCGCGATAGTGATCATACTCCTCTTCATCCAACGGTTTCTTGTTGGCATGAAACTCATCCACCTTGGTGTAAGGAGCGTAAAGAGGATATTTGTAATCTTCTTTTTTCATTTTTTTCTCTGGTAGACCTTTGTGTTTTGTTTTGGCGAATTTCTTTACGCTGGACACGCTGGTGGTGGCGGCAGCTTTGGAAATCTCAGGCGAGGGGTTTTCCATTTCCCCTTTCTGAGTCGCCCTAACCATCCCGAAGAATCGTTGTTGTTTTTTGGAGACGGCGGGCATGGCTTACTGTCTTGCGACTTTAGTGCATTTAAGACCTGTTCCATCGATTGTCTCCAGAGCGTCCTTCTCTATGTAGACGGACTCACCAGATCTGATCGAAGCGTTACGAGATCCCAACGCAACGTACTGACTATCGCCAGCTTGTCTTACTGTTGCTACAGGACCATCATCGATAACCAACACGATAGTAGCGTTGCTGTCATTAACAACACGCACGGCAGTTGCCTTACTCAAGTTGGTTGCGGCGCTGAGAGTAACCTCAGTTGCCAATACTCTTACTCTATCCATCGGTATAGTTACGATTGTGCTTTTACTATTTATCCTTCTGCTGCTTTAGGAATTTAGCAAGGTCAGCAGTGGAACCAACAAACATTGTGTTGTTTGTTGTATTGATCTCTTTAGTTTTGGTAGGTGCCTCAATGTCATTGACCTTCTTCTGTAGGTCAACCAGTTTGTCAGCAACGTCACCAACGTGCTTAATCAACTGACCAGCAACCTCATATGCACGGGGTTGATCAGACTCCTGTGCTAGTTCAAGAATACCGTCAACTGCCTCTTGTCCTTTCTCAATCAAAGAATACAAGTTACCACGAGTGTACTCATAGTCTTTCTTTAATTGATCTTTGGTGGCAGCAGAGTTCACTATCTCTGCTTTAGGGGCAGCAGGGACAATATCACTATCGACATCGAGTGCTTCCTCGATGCCCTCGTATTTACTCGTCGTTTCCTGTTGTGGGGTTTCTTGACTTTCCATCTGTAAATTCACTAAAGAGTTCATTGAATCCAAAATCATCATCTGGGTCAGCATCGACAGGATCGGGAGTGACCTGATACCTGACTTCTCTTGCTGCAGTTGTCTTGGAATCTGTAGCGTAGTCCACGATTGCCTTGGTGATAATCTCAGTGGATTTATCAGCAACAGGACCGTAAAGATATGTCTTCGCTACGAATTGCAGGGTATACACCAATGTACGACGTGTGTCGTAGTCACCTTCATACACGTCATCATAATCTACAGATGTCAATGTGACTGGATAATCTTTCTTCTCTCCTAGAGCAGGAACAAGATTCAGGGTTATATTGAATGATGGTTGAAAGAAGGGTAGGATTTGCTCGATAATCTGCAGAGCATCATCCTGATTCTTAGCAAGGATTGCTAATTCAAAATTGATGTTATATGGCACAGGCATGAAACCCTTGTTAGTGGTGTCACCTGTTGTGTGCCTAATGTATTGTGTGGGAGATACCTTTCTTGTGGGATCATATGAGATACCTTGCATCTCAAAAGCAATACGTGGCAGAGTGATCTGCGTTGCATCCTTCTGAGAAAGGTCACCTACTTGACGCAAACGTGCCAAGAATTTTTGCTTAGGACCATAGGCAAGAGGTACCTTCATAACCTCTGTCTTTGAACCCTTAGTGCGGCGCACTTCAATATTATTAAAAAGGGTGCCGAATCCTACGACAGTCTTTCTAATAATTTCGTGATATGTGTATGTTCCTAGCATTAGATTGTACTTCCTTTATTGCCAAACTCACCGAAGGGGTTACCCTCAGTGAAATCGATGATGCCATCAGCGACAGTCTCGATTGCAAAGTTTTGATCGAATTCACTATTCACATTATTTATCGTGTTGTACTGCTCGGTTGTCGCAACTGCACCGCTGGTTTGACCAGTGATAGTCTCACCTGAGGAAAATCTACCAGTGCGGTTGAAGACCTGCAATGTGCGTGTAGCAGGATCCCAGGACTTAACTTCTGCATCGGTATTGGTTGTACCACCAGTGACAATCTCACCAACCTGGAATGTCCCAGGCGTAGGTGTCTCTGCCATGATGACAGCAATAGCATTCGCGAACGTAGTCTCGATAGCATCCACTGCTGCCACACCTGTGTCGATGTCCTCGTCGCTGTACTCGAAGAGCTCACAACGCAGACCCCAAACATAGTTCTGACCCAGTTGATAGAACGGAACTTCATGTTCTACATACTGGATCTCAAAGATTTTATTTGCCAGTGGAAGATATACAAGATCTCCCTCGTTCGGTCTTCCCTCAACAATCAATGTTGCGTTGTCATCTACAGCAGCAGTGAATCTAGAACGGGAAATGATAAACGTTACCTGGTCAGATATACGAACACCAAACTTACTGAATACATCTCCGTCTCCACGGAAACCACCAGCGTCCTCAATATATGCTTCGATTAAATGTGCACCGTTAAATGAAGACAAACTGTCCTCACCAAAAACTGTATCCTCATTCACAAGTGTGCGAGGAATGTAGTACACATCCTTGCCAAACATCTTGATCTGTTCGATGACAAGATCTTCGACTAGACCTTGTTCTCCAGTGGTACCTTGTGTGAAATGTGGATTGAGTGCCATATTAACCTATCATGTCTAGGGGTGGAGTTTCCCAGGTAGTGCGGAGTTGTTCGTCAAGAACTTTCAACTCTTCCACAGCATCGTTGTAAATCATCTCACCATTGAGAGTGACACCACCAGGCATCTGCACTCCTTGGAATTTTGTGAGGTTTTGACCCCATTGCTTTTTAATCTTGGCAGTGGCGTAATCCTTTAACCACATCTGATTCCAGATCTCTGACCATGTAGTAGGGTCAAGTGCTCTCCAACATTTGATAACAATAAACTGACCTTCCAAAGCATCAATACCCCAGTCAAAATCAATGTGTAGTTTATCTTGTACCTGCTGATAACGAACAGGTTTCATGCCTTCCAAGATAAAATCAATCGTTTCAAGATGTTGTTGAATCATGTAATAATGATAGAACTGTGTAGATGTAAAATCATACAGATCATTCAATCTCATCTGATAACGAATGTCGAACATATTACGAGTACCCTTATCAGTAAACGCAAAGAGTCCTTCAATCGCAGTGATATGTTCTGGAACTGACAGATAATTATTTTGTTCTTTCCATACAGTAGTACCATCTACTGCGTTGCTTGACGTATCACCTTTAGCATTAGTGAGGTCGTCAGCAGTTAGTTCGTGCTTTAGATATACTCTTTCAGCACCATCGTAGTGATATTGCTGGAACTTTTGAACAGCGTAGTCAATGGCATCATCACACTGATCATCTGAGACATTAATCTCCAAGACTGGTTTACCCAGTCTACGGAGACAATACTCCTTAAATTCTGCCTTAGTTGTTGGAATTGCCATGGGTTATTAGAGAGCAGCGATGCGGGTCTTGAAGTCAGCGAAGCTGGTAGAAGCAGCAACGGTTGCTTTGAGTGTGGTGAGATCAATAGTCTCAGCTTGCAGAGCGGTGTCTGC